GTAGTTGTACGAGTTCTCATGTTTATTTAGAATTGTTGTATGTCTTTATATATTCAACAAGTTTAGTTATGCTTCTATTTTTTTCCATCTTTTTTAATTGAAAATCACTAAATATTTCTTGCATTCTACTTCTCCCTAAAATTTTAACCGCGTTTATATGATTCTTTATTATTGATTCATAATTGTTAAGCTTCTTTTTAATACGATTTCTGTATGTTACCGCTGATTTTGAAGTTGAGTTATTTGTTTTAAATGCATTTATCTCTTTTTTTAAATTATTGTAATTTTTTTTGTAATTATCATGTCGATTCGCAATTCTTTGAATTATGTCATTTATCTTTCTAACTCTTTCGGCTCTCTGTAGTGGTGTCATATATATTTATATATATTTTCTTCGTGTATAGTATAGTAGATGATACAAGTAAAACTCATTAAAAGTCCAAATCCCACAAAGAAATACAGAGTGCTATTTGAAGATGGTGGTCATGTTGATTTTGGTGGTAAGGGATATAGTGATTTTACTTTACACAAAAATCCTTTGCGTATGCGTTCATACATGATACGACACGGAGCGTCTCCTTACATTTCAGAAAGTTTGTTGAAAGAAAAAAATCCCCAAAAAGTTTTGAAAGGATTATTGAATGTTTCCAATTCACACCTTGAAAATTGGAAACGTTCAGGAATAAAAACTGCTGGTTTTTGGTCGAGGTGGCTATTGTGGAGTGTTCCATCCATGAATGGAGCAAAAAAAATAATGACCAAGAAGTTTGGTATTAAATTTCATTAGAAAGTTCTCTCAAATTTTGAATTCTATTATTTATATTATTTCTATATATTTCTCTAAAATTATTTTCCATTTGAAGATAAGAACGACATAAATCTTTAAAGAATTTTGTAAAACCCTTTTCTTTCAAGATATTATTTTCATCGAGATATACTTTCAATACATTAGGTGTGTATTCTGATAATTCTATTCCGTATCTTTCACAGTAATGACGAACCGTTATATTCTGTATAGTTTTAGATGCCCTTTGGAAGGGTAAATGTGCTTCCTTTTCACTTAATAAATAAGTCATTTGATGACTTAAAAAATCATAATCTAATTCAGCCGCTCTATCATAAAATTCCATTTCGAAATATACACTTGATATATTTGGTAAGATAGTATTAGTATCGCTATAATCAAAAAGTGTCGAATGACCCTCTTTTACTTTGTATGCTTTTCTCAAATTATTGCATATTTCCAAATAGTCGCCTTCTGGTATGATATTAGAGTGTCTATCAATGATTTCCATCACATTTTTGAGTTCATTCATCCTCCTAATCTAATGTATAGTTTTAAAAAAAGTTTTCAGTTTTATACATTTTTGTTTCAAAATCATTATTTCTTCCAACGACTGACACCATTTCCCCCCCATAGAGTTCTTGACACCCAACTTGTGTATCCATACAATCTCTGTTATTATGTGATAATGGTACTGGGAATAGGTTGTGAGCATCTGAAAGAGTTGTATAATAATTGTATTGGTCTCTTCGACCATATACTTCTTTACCAAACAATGGAAGAGTTTCATTTGTGGTTGGATCTATTAATAAACCCATTTGTTGTGTGGCTCCAGGTTTATAATATTTCAAGGGTGGTCCTCTAAACTCTGGGTTAAGGCGTGTATCGGGACGATCTTGTCCATTTTTTTGTGGTTGTGGTGGTGGAACAGGATTGATTATTTGCACTGGCTGTGGCTGTGGCTGTGTGTTCTGTTGTGTCCCTGTATAAACAACAACAAAGGTGAGAATAGCAAAAACTAAAATAAGTACCAATATGGATTCCTGTCTCTTCATTTACTATATGTTTATATTTTATATTTAAAGAGTTTGAATGAACTTTAAGTATGGTACGTATTTTAAGTATAGATATAGGTTATCATAATTTGGCTTTAGTCGTAGCGAATTGTTATGATACAAATATTTGTGTAGAATACGTTGAGAAAGTTTCTCTCGAGGAATATAAATATATATATTCAAATGATATAGTTGATTTAGTTCCATTAATGATAGACGATAGAAAAAACATATTTGAGAGTGTCGACCAAATTATTATTGAGAGACAACCACCGGGTGGATTTACAAATATTGAAGTTCTCATACATTATATGTTTAAACACAAAACTTCTCTTATTTCACCAAATGCTATGCACTCTTATTTTGGATTTGATAATTTGAACTATGAACAGAGAAAAGAAAGAACTGAAAAGATTGCACAAAGATATTTAGAAGACAATGAATATTATATGAACCTTGATAGAAAACATGATATAGCGGATGCTGTGTGTATGTTAATTTATCAAAATTATATAAACTCCATGAAATATAAGAAGAAGAAATTAGAAGAAAATTTAGTTTTTGAGGAATTCGCTTGGGTTAAGCCTACCTAACCTATATTGTGTAAGCATCCACAAAAGAAAGAATATAATTTTTAGTAATAATTTAGAATCCGTCTCGTCTATTTTATAGATTGGTTTGATAACCCTGCCTATAAAAGTTTCATCTTTGGATTTCCCAGTTATTTTTGTTTCGAGTTGCGTCAAAATACAAGTATCATCATTTGTCATCCAGTGGAAAAATAATATGACAATTATAATTGAATATACTCTGAGTATTCTCGGTGGTGCAATAATTGGTGTTATTATTCCCGTGAACAGAATAATTAGATGTATCAAGAAAATAATGTTCATCTAAAATAAATGGAGAAAATAGATAAAGCCATCGCCAAACGCGTTAAATTATGGTATCCACAACAAGAAAAGATATTGAAGACTTGGGGTGAGGCGAGTGCGTGCTATAGATATATGAATTACAGAGCGTTCAATAAGTTTAAAAAACTTTCTATGCGTTTTACATTACCCGTTATTGTTCTTTCTACTATAACAGGTACAGCCAACTTTGCTCAGGAACAATTCCCTGCGAGTATAAGACCCATAGTTCCTTCTATCATCGGTGGCATGAACTTGATCGCTGGTCTCATTGCGACTATCATGCAATTTTTGAAAATTAATGAGCTTATGGAAAGTCATAGAGTAGCATCAATGCAATACGGTAAATTATCCCGTACTATTCGTCTCGAATTGACACTCCCCTTAGATGAACGTGCTATGGATGGTCGAGATATGATAGAACAGTGTAGAGCGGAATATGATAGACTTATAGAACAGTCCCCCCCTGTTCCGAGTGATATTTTAATTGATTTTGAAAAAGAATTTGGTAAATCAAATATATTCAAACCAGAAATCATGCATATTCAGCCTATAGATCCTTATCAAGCCATAACAGAGAATATAAAACGTGTGACTAATACATTAAAAAAGGATGTTCCATCTGTAGTTTCAAAGGTTATATCGGAACCACAGATATATGTTTCACCCAAACAAACTCTTTACGATGAATTAGAAAATTTGAAAAATTCAGGAATAGTATCAATTCAAAGTGATGTTATGAAGGAATTGAAGGATAAGACAGAACTGATGGAGAAAGAATTGAAAGAAGTCAAAGTCGTTAGTCAGAAAGAAGATTGAGTATATAGATGATTAATATGAGAATCATGAGATTGAACAAGACAAAACCTATGACGTATGGCATAATTTTTTGCTTTAAAGGTTCTAGTACACGTTTATGTAGTGCGTTATTTTCAAGCACTAAATCTATGGCTTGATTAGTAAGTTCATCCATGGATCGCTTCATTAAAATAACATCTGAAAAAAAGATAAGCGAAAAGCCGCTGAATGAAAAATATAGATCGCGTCTATATGAATTAGTGTGTCAAAAGAAGAATGTATTCGTTTCGGGACCACCTGGGGTTGGAAAAACAACAGTCGTCAAAGATGTATTACAAAATTTTAAACACTTTGAAATGTGTTGTGAAAATATTCGTTTCAAAGATTTTCTTGATAATAACGAAACACATATATTTATTGATGATTATGATTATGAAATAAATCTTTATAAAAAAATGGTTGATGACATATCAAACGGTATAAAAAAACATGATGGTGCTTTTATCGTTATATGTGAAAAATATTATATGTATCCCAATTTTGAAAATATTGTGATTGAAAAGCCCACCGTATCTGAACTTTTATCATTGATACCTGTTGGAACAGAATATATGTATGCACAGGCTGCGAATGATGCAAATGGTAATATACATAATTTTTTAATGTATAAAGATTTTCCGGATACTAAAGATATATTTTTATCTACAAAGGATTACATTATACAACTATTATGTGAAATAAAATATGAAAGTTCTATAAAGGACACACTCCAAGAACATGGAAGTTTTTGGGATATGGTTCACGAAAATTATATATTTTCCGATGGAACCAATTTGGCGAAAGTAATAAATGGTTTATCCTTGGCGGATGCATACGATACAAGAATATACGATGGTGATTGGGGTTCAATGAAATTTTTTGTGAATGAAGTCGTGCGTAATACACGATTATATTTAGGCAAACCTTTGAAACCAGAAGATATTAAAGCGGGGAGTTGTTGGTCTAAGAATGGTAATTACAAAATGCGCCATCACCGTCTTCAAAATATAATAAAAAAGGGGCCAACAAACATGAATCGAGAGTGTATTTATTTATTACAAAAATATGCTAAAGTTGGTGATATAAATAAACTTTTAACGTATAATGTGGATGCGACTGATTTTGACATTATAAATCACTTATGTGTCGGAAATAAATTAAAGCCAAGAGACGTGAATAACATAAAAAAAGAACTCAAGAATGTCATCAATCGAGGATGAAATCATGTATGATCAACCAATGTGTAAAGTTATTGGAAATGAAATTATTTTTTTTGGTGAAATTAATGATTTAAGTATTTTAAATTTCATCGAAAAATTTAAATGCCTTGAAAATGAACTTTTGAAGCGAAAGATTGACAATCCTGGGTGTAAGCCTCGAATTAAAATTACTATAAATAGTGGTGGTGGTGATATGTTTTCTGGTATCGCTGCGATGAATATTATAGAGAAATCTAAAATTAAAGTCACCACTGTAGCCCAAGGGGTGTGTTGTAGTGCCGCGACATTTATCTTATTGGCTGGTTCAAAGAGACTGATGGGCGAATCTGCGTTTATTTTGATTCACCAAATCGCAACTGGTGAATTTTGGGGTAAATTTCAAGATCTCAAGGATGAATTTAAGACGTGTTCTAAATTTATGAAAAGAATAAAACACGTGTACAGAACAAAAACAAAAATCCCCGATAAAATTTTTAAAACAATCATGAAACACGATGTTTATTTAGATTCAAAAGAATGCGTTAAGTATGGTATCGTTCACGGTTCTGCTTAACCACTATATATCTTCTATATAATACAAGAATTACAATAAAAATAATAAAAACACAAAATGTATTAAAATTCATGGGAATGTTCGTTTTGGGTGGTGGTTCAAGTCTTTTCATCCTTTCATAATCGACAACTGCGTATGTCATTATTAAAGAATATAGATTATTATTTTACAAAATGAACCGCGTAGCCATTGATATTGATGAAACTCTCGTTCATTTTCTTCCCAATCTCGCAAAATACCACGGGAGACATTTACCTTCTGGAAAGTATTCGTATGTGTACAGAAACATTTTTGATATTCCAGAACATAAATCACGGAAGATGGTCTTGGATTTTTACAACTCGGAGGAATTTTATAATCTGAAACCAATCATCGGTGCTCGTAAAAAACTCGAAGAAATTCGTAAAAAGGCACACAAAGTCTATGTGGTTTCAGGGAGACAAGATGTCGTCCGAGAAAAATCAGAATTATGGCTTGAAACCTACTTCCCGGGTATTTTTGATGATTTGATATTGACAAATAGTTATACTATTGATGAAATTCCAAAAGTTGAGATATGTAAAAGTTTAAAAATTGACACCATTATTGATGATGATTACAAGGTATGTTTGGAATGTATGAGAAACGGTGTAAAACCATACAACTATACACACTACCCAATGTATCCTTGGACTTCTGAAAGTGATTTATCTCTCTTAAACTGGCATAGTCTGGAGGTAAAATAATTTTATATGAATATATTATAATGAAGTCCCCTAG